GCATATTGGTTTAGTTTGTTTGTTTCCCAGAACCAGCAAGCAGATTGAGCTGCACCTTCAAAGGTCTGCATGTAATCAGATGCTTCTTCTGGAGTAATTTCTAGTGATGCCGCAAACCAAGTGTAGTTCTCTTTACCGGTCACTTGAATAAGACCACGACCACAGTAACGGTAACCGTCACCAGTCGATTCTGGTCCATTACCCATACGTGAGGCGTAGATTCTACTTGCGATCTGTTCTGGTTTGTGTGCGTACTGATTTGCCTCTGCCATTCCACCTGGGAAGTGTGAGCCAAATAGTTTCATTAGAGTTTCTGGTTTGTAATTCAGGTTTTCTTGTAACCAGATGAAGTCACCAGACTCATGGGTTGCTTGCGCTAAGAAAGCTGCAATGCGTTGTGGTGTATTGATTTCGTAGTCAGGAAGTAACTGACTCAAATCTCTATGCCAATGATCAACGTAAGGGTTCTTAGGAAGGACTTGTTTTAGTTGTTGTAATGTCAATTCCATTATTTTACACTTTCGAATATCTGTTTTTGTTCTTGGTACCATTCAATCCAAGCATCATTTTTCACAGCACATTCGTAGTATAAAGTATAATTATCATTGACAGTAGTGGCCACATCACTCAGTTTGGCACCATCTTTTAGTTGTTCTAAGGGTGGACACTTCTCAGTATATTTAGGAGGATCAGGAAATTTCATCACCACTGGAACAGTAGTGGAACAACCAGCAAGTAATAGAACAAGAAGTAGGTATCTCATCTTCTTTCTCCAGCTGATTGATTGTGAGCATTGATAAACTCTGGAGGAATAACACATTCACTATCGTGTTGTTTTAGTTCTTGTTGAATGTATTGAGTAACTGCTTCACCCTTCTCATGGATGATAACAGTCTTTTGTTGAGTCTTTTGATTTATGGCATCGTTTGCCACTTTTGATTGTTGCTCTGCTACGGCAACTTTATCTTCCATCTCTTTGACACGATCCAACCATGCATTGTTGTCGTGTATTGCACCTGACATGTATAGACCAATTATGATGGCTGCATATGAACCAAATCTAACTGAAATTACGTAAGTGGAGATAAAAGGAATGAATTTGAGGAACTTGAGAAAGTAAGTTGCAACCAGGCCTACTATTCCGATGAACAGTATCGCATAAAAAAACCAATCAGGTAGGAACTTTAGTATCCACATTTTCTATTTTGATCCAATCATTGTTGAAGAACTTGTATCCTTCAACTCTCTTAGTAATAACATTCACATCATATTTTTCTCTGATGTATCTAGCCAAACTTGCATCATCTAAACCATTCACTCGAATAAACATAACATTTGCTGCTTTTTCAGTTTCAACACGAATTCCAAATTGGCCTTCGACATACTGTACAATATCATCAAATATCACTTTGGTGCCTTTCGTTTACCCATACTCAGCATGATGGGATTATAATGTTTCTTGCGTTTCTTCATATCAACACCAGGTTCACCACCTTTACCACCAGAACCAGCAATTGCACCTGAACCGACTACGTTAGTTGGACCTGCAACAGCAGCTGCACCACCATCTTCTTGTACAGTTTCTTCTTTTTGGTGTTTGAAGAATTCAACTTGACCTTCACGTTTCTTGATAGCTGCAAGAGAAGATGCAGTACCAAGGTTCTTTCCAGTTTTCTTGGAAAGTAATTTGTAACCACCTTTGGTCTTAACGATATGTTCTCTTAGGTCTTTTAGTGATTTCATATGTTTATCAGTATCTCTGCTATGTTATTGTCCATTGGTATGTCGTAAGAAGAAATGTTCTTATCACCAATACCTATAACCGTCTCTGGCATAATGTTCAAATAACATAAGAATGTCTTGAGAACATCATGGTCTTTTTCTTCTATCTTATAGAACAAAATTCTGGTGGTAGCTTCAGGACCAAAAACATTGTTCAATAAGATAATATGGTTCAATATCAGGCGTTCCTTCAATGAACCACTAATCTTATATCTACGAAAAAGTCTTTTTAGGTACTTGATTCGTTTCATGTCTCCTTCAAATTCCGACATAATGTAATGAGGTGAAGTATAACACTTCATTGCATACATCAAGAAATTGTCATCATTTAGATTTTCAAACATATTGAAAGGGGGTATGAACCCCCTGTTGATTATAGACCAGTAAACGCTTGACCCCAGGATGTGTTTCCTGAGTTAGTGTTTGCGGCAGTTGGTGATGCTAATGCAACCAATGTTTCTTTCAAGTAACGAACTGTACCATCATTGTTGACTTTCTTCTGGATACGGTTCCAACCAACGTTCACATTACCGAGAGTAAATGCGGAGTTAGGTGAACCAACACCACCATTTTCGGAACGAGTTGTTGTTACCAAGATAACATCTGCACCTGCGTTAGCTTCAAGTGTTTTGTTTGGATTGTATGCGATTGCTTTGTCAAACTCAACACCGAATGTATTCGACACGGTACCAAACAATGCGTTACTCAATGTAATTGTGTTACCACTAGTTGATGATACGGTTGTGTTTGAGAAGAACATACTTGGATAACCGTTACCTGCTGTACCACCTGGTGCGGCAAAACCGTTAGCCATGAAGTAGACATATTGACCCGCTACAACACCAATGTTTGCAACGTTGTTTAGTCCACCGTCATTGTATGCAACGGAAATAACAGTATTTCCTGCTGTGTTGCCTGTTAAAACTTGCAACTGTACAACTTCTCTTGTTTCTCTGATTAGGTCCCACTTTGGTTTAGCGTTGTGAGCGTCTGTATTACCCCATGCTGGCATTTTCTTTTCTCCTTTGGAAGATTTATGGCTTATTTATCTTTTTTCTTTTCGTCTTTATCCTTGTCGCCTTCCTTCTTCTTCGTAGGATCAGGTTGACCTGGACGTGCTCTCATCATTGGATCAATCTCAATATCATCACGTTTTTGACCTGTTAGTGTAGTACCACCAGATAGGACAGCTGCAGCTTTTGGTTTATTTTCACCTTTGCTGTCTTTTGGATCAGCCTGATCCAACTTAGGTTTCTTACCGTAAGTTGCAACAGACTTATCTTCTTTCTCATGGTCATACAAGTCTTCTTGTACAACATCTTCTTTCATACCTTTGCTTTTATACAAAGCTTTGATCATGCGAGCAGACTTGGAAAGTTGTTTTCTTCTTTCGTTGACTGGTTCTAGTTGTGGATTAGGCAAACCATCTGCATTTACCGCAGCTTTTGCATCACCAACATCTTCCTGAGTCATCTTAGGTGTTTGTGAGTGTGGATCGTGATCCTGTTTTTCTGGAGTAGTAGGTTTCTTAGTCAGAAACTCTTTACCCCAACGTCTTTCACGTTCAATCTTATCTTGTTCGTGACCCATTGCCTTCTGCAATCTAGCTGCAGCAGACAATTTTGCTTCGACCAATTCTGCATCAATTTGAACGCCATCACCCATGTATTTACCTGGTCTAGCTTTTGCATATTCTTTTTCTGGACCACCACCGTCTTTTTTACCTTCTTTTTCACGGCGTTTTGCCACAGCTCTAGCAATACCTTTTCTTGGTTTATCAAAAATAGTTTTTGCAGCTTTTTGATGATAACTTTTCAATGTATCAATAGACAATTCATCGATTTGTTCAACTTCTTCATGTTGAGAACCAGGACCCTTTGGTGTCTTGATTTCTTTGTATGCGGACTTAGCCTTCTGTAAATCTGAAGCACGGTCAACAGTTTTACCACCTTCACCTTTAGTTGCCATGTGTCCCATATCTTCCAATTGAACTTCTTCATTTTGGTGATGCATCAACCAAGTTTTGAATTGGTTAGATTTGGAATGGGCAACTTTGGTGTCTTTGGTTGCGTATTTTGGTTGAATACCTCTAGACAACAAGTATCTGTCCAACATCGCCGACTCGGTGATGTTAGTATCCAACAGTTGTTTTAGTCTCTTTGCGTCCATATCAATTGTTTCCTGGTGCTTTACCCAACATTTCGTTCTTTACACGACCCATTGCAGTCTTAGTAACTTCTTTGATTTTTTTCATCACTGGACTTGAAGTTGTGTTTTCTGGTGTAACAAAATTAGGAGCTGCACCAACACCCGCATCCATGGATGGATCTTTTGCTTCAGTTACATATTCTTCTTTCACAGGTTCTTCATTGTGACCATACAAGTCACCTTTGATACCGTGTTTCTTTCTCAACTTTTCAGCTGATTTTACAACTTGTTTGGCTTCTGCACCACCAACATACTCAGCATGAGCAACATGGTTATCGGAGTGAGCAACCATATCATCAGCAACTTTGTTGCCATAGTGTTTACGAACATGGTTTTCGATTGCTGTAGCAGCATGATGACTGTGTTTACCGCCGTCTCCACCACCCCATCCTTGGTCTGCACCGTATGTGTGGTGAGCATGTCTATGCCATAGGTGGGTTAACGACATATGATCCATTTTACCTTCATCCAAAGATTCAACTTCTTCTTTGTTCAATTCTTTGGTTTTCTTCAAAGCTTGACCTGCCAAGTTGTGTACTTTACCTTCTGGGTTCTTTTTGTTGGATTTTGTCCAGTCACCTTCATGTTTCCAAGAAGTAACTTTACCACTCTTGTCTTTTGTGGTTGTATCACTTGCTTCTTTTACTGTTTCTTCAGCAAAACCTTGGTTCTTGTTGAAGTGTACTTGTTCGTGACCTTGAACACCGATACCTGGTTGTGGAGATTCTGTACCGTGAGCCGTTACAGATGCACGAGCTGTTGTAGAGTTTTTTGCAACTTCTTCTGGATCTGGTACTTTTCCTTTTTCTAAACCACCTTCAATTTTCACTTTGAAGTTTTTGAAACTATTAGATTTACCTTCACCTTCTACACGACCTTTCAACATATCTGTTGCAATTTCAGCTTCTTGAATTGGTAATCCATCTGTACCAAGTTCTTCACCCATTGCTTTTTTAGTAGCAGTAGCGTTCATCACTTCTTTCCAACGAGCACCATATTTTTTCTTGAAGTAAGAAGGGTCTTGTTCCATTGCACCAGCGATTTCGTGGCGTTTGGATTTTTCTTTCTTAGTCATTTCACGCTCTAACAGACGATCTTTGAAAGTGAATTGAACTTCTTCTTTCTTAGGTGTTTCATCGTGTTCTGGTTTGGATTTTTGGTTTGCACCACCGTATGCATGACCTTTTTTCACACCAGCACCACCGCCTTGTTGTTGTTTATACTTGTCATCATATTTGGCTTTGTATTCTGGAGTTCCAGGCCATGCCTCATCAACTGAGTTGACCGCATCAATCAGAGATTGTGAGATTTTACCATGTTCTGGTTGGTGTGTTAATAAATTTCCATAAACATGTTCTTTGCCTGTTTTTTTCTCCAGACGATCAACATGCTTTAATGCACTTTTCAGTGTTTTATGTTTGCTTACTATTTTAAGGTCTCCATGATCTGGACCATGTCTATGATAAACTCCAAATGGTCCTTTATGGTCACCAGTCATGCCGGCATTTGGTAAGTCATCAAATAATTCTTCCAACTTCTCAACTTCTTCGTTCTGTTTTGCGTGAGCTGGTTTACCAGTTTGTGGAATACCCATGTTCTTTTGTAGGCGTTTTAATTGATCTTGGTCTGAACCACCAGTCAATGCTTTCATGCCTGCTTTAGCAACTTTCTTTACAGTGTCACCAAGACCTTCTTCCACAGATTCGACTTCTTCACCGTGCATTTTCTTTTCATGCTTCTTCACTTCACCTTTAGCAATACCTTTTGCTTCTGGTTTAGTAACGCAGTCATCTTTGTTTTCTGTGACCAAATTTACAGCATCAAGTAATGACTTGGATACTTTGCTAGATGTGAACATTATTTTGCCCCTTTTTTCTTCTTAATTTTTAGACCGAATTCCGTTTTGATGTTTCGCATAGGATCTTTATAGGTATCCATGCCTTCCTTATTACTTGCGCCACCTAGAGTACCGCCAACACCCATGTCTACAGCACCTGGATCATCGATAGCCTCTTTCTTCAATTTCTTTCTGAATTTGTTGAAGTTGTTATTCTGGTATCTTGCATCCAATGGATTTACAGATACACCAGTCGTACCAGCAAAGTTGCTTACATCAGCATTACTTGCTGTAGGACCAGGATAATCTTCTCCGTAAAGGTTTTGACCTAAGCCGGCACCTGCTGCAGCACCTTGTCCACCCGCTCTTGTATCGTACTCTGGACCAACACCTGGTGGTTTACCAATACGACTTGCACTCAAACTCTTGTCGCCTCTTTTTCTAACATTCAGTTTGTCTTTATCCATTCTGAAATTAGGTTCTTTTGGAGGCGCACTAAACTTCATCATAGGTTTTGATTCTTCGGTGTAAGCACCATGCCATGCACCACCAGAATGACCTTTACCATTAGGATCTTTTCTCGGATTCATATCACCTTTTAGTTGATCACCAGTTGTTGTTGGTGGTGCAGGTTGATAGAAAGGATTATATTTCTTGATGGACGATTTCTGTATAGATTTCGATGTTTCTTCGGTATTTAGCTTTCCGTTCATTTCTAACCAGGAAATAGAAGCATCATTTGTAACAGCCATCTTGAAGAAGTTTTTGGTGATTTGATAAATGTCACTTACGTTTTCTTCGATGATACTGTCAGAATTGTCAAATTCGATCATGTGTTCAAACATGTCAAAGTACATATTCTTGTTGTTTTGTGAACGAATCCATTTGTCATGGCGTACAGATTCCACCATCATACGAGACAATCTGGTGTTGCGTTCTTGCGAGATTTCATCGGAAGTATGTACAAAAATCATCAAAGTTTCGTATCCTAGTTCTTCCAATTCTTCTTTGATGTATGAAATACGTTGAATATCATCTGCTGGACCGTTGATAATCAATGGACCACGATTACGAATTGTTTCTCTACGGTAGTCATTAGAGTGTTCGGAGAGTGCATGTTTGTCAGCAATGTAGTCATGTGCTTGTACTACATTCAATTCCACCGCAGATGCCAAAGGAATGGCTTCACGGATAACAAGGTCTTTACCAGAACCTGGACCACCAGTTACAAAGACGGCTTTGAATCGTCCATGATTGACGGATTCATTCAAACCCATACCCTTACGTACATCATGCATCAATTCTCTTGCATGGGTATCGGAAACGTGACCTGGAACACCCTGACGGAATGAACTAAAGTCTTTGTTCTTTGCATGTTCACGCATCTTGGTACCAGACATTCCTTCTGCACCTTCGGCATCAGGGTCACGGTGTCCAGCTGAGTGTACTGTAATCTTTTTGAAGTTGTAATAACCATGACGACCTTCTACACCATTGTATTTTTGCAATAAGTCGTGGTATTCTTTTACACGGTCAGAACCTGCAATAACGTGCAAGTGATCGTGACCTGCAGCATGTAATTTAGCTGCGGTGTGCATGATTGTTGGAGATTCTTTGGATGAAGTCTCGAAGTGTGTACCTGGTGAGAAACGCTTCAAGTGTTTGATCTTTTGTTCACTCGACAATGGATTCTTTTTAGAGTCCTGTGAGTGTGAAAGAATAACAGTGTGTTTTGCACCTAGACGGTCAGCAGTTGAACGAACTTTGTCGATCAATTTCAAGTGACCTGTGGTTGGTGGGTTCATACGACCAAAGGCCATGACCACTGGTCTATGAGTTGATTCTTTTTCTTCCACTAATTGTAGAAAGCTCTTCATTTTTATTCTTCTTCCTTGTTAGCGGCTGCCAATTTCTTTTCATTATATATTGGCAAATCTTCAAACTTTTTGGTTGATGGTTGACCAATAACCTTTAAACTTGAACCTAATTTGTCGTCATTGTGTTTGACTTGTAGTGAAAATAGGTGTCTCTTTTCTGTTTCACCTTTTTCATTTTTAACATGAGCCACAACATGCATATAACTATCACCAGTTCTATGGAAAGAAAACTTATGTGCGTTCTTTACTGTCTGATTCATAGGATTATCATCTGGGTGAACTGCATGGCCTTTATAAAAGGTTTCAGGAGTTTCACCACCTTTCATTTTATCAGCAGAACCAAAACCTGTTGTCTTAATGTGATCTAGTTTATTTTTAGAATCACTTCTCAGGATTAGATTTTCTATATGTTGTCTCAATCCTTCATGGTCAGAATTTGCCCATTTATTGTAATGGTCAGCAATCATGTCGGCTGCATGACGGTGAACTTCTTTTCCGGCTTTCTGAACTTTGTCGTCCGTATCTTGTTCTTGTTTCGAAAGAGGACTTGGTTCAGGTTTACCTAATTTGGCAGCTGCTTTGTTGGCTTCTTTTTTCTTACGAATATCTCTGACTTGTTTTTTCACATCAGTCTGTGAAACACCTTTTCCAAAGATTTGTTCTTGTTTACTGCGTTTGAATTCTTCTGCTTTTTTACCCAAATCAGGAACACCCATAGCTGCAGCATGACTCGACATACCACCATTATAGAAACCAATGTTGCCGTCTTTGGAAGACTTGGCCGATAAACCCAACTTATTTTTATTTTCTTCAGTTGACGGTGCATCTTTGTTCTTTTCAGAATAATGTACTACAACATCGGACGCATTGGAGTCGGCAGAGTCACCATATTTTTCGATACCACTTGTACCTGTATGGTCAATGTGTGTAATATCTCCATGATAACCTTTTTGTTTAGCCAACTCAATTGATGATTTAGCACTGGCTAGAGAACGACCCATTTGTTCCGACAACAGTTTGTTTACTTGATGTTTATCGTTTAGTCTTTTGTGTAAGTTATCAGAATGAACATCCATTGCTTTCTTATGTTCTTCCATAGATTTAACAGCACTTTGAGGAGGTTTTTTCTTAGCAAGCTTGTAGTGTTGTGCCATCAAGTTATATGCCAGAGCGTGTTCATGGAAACGAGCCAAAGGATCGTTCAATGCAGCACCAGGACCGTCTTCTACTAAGATAGTTTGTTCTGTAATGAAAGATTTAAATTTTTTATTCCAAGCCATGATGTTCCTTCAAGTGTTGGTGTAATTCATCATCAGTAAAGTTGGAGAAAACTCCAGCCGTTCTTTTCTTTCCAGTAGACCAATTGTGATGTGTCAATACATGGGTATCTGGATGATGGTCACCTTTTTTCAATGATAACTTTTGATTTTCGTCAATTTTGTATTCTTTGTTTTTTGTTTTTGGTTCGGAACTTGTAGGTTTCGACTTAGGTCTAACTTTTAGTAAGTTAGCTCTTGCAAATTCTTTACGATTGACCAATTTAGTTGGTTCACCTGCATGATTCACAACAAATCCTTCTGGACCTGTTCTCTTGAATTCTCCATCTTCAGATTCAATATGGTGTTCAAAACCACCTTCATGTTGTTCTAGGTTTCTAACCAAAACATCTTTAGCTTGTTGTAGATGATGATGCATTTTCAAGATATTGTCGTAATCTTCTCTATTATCATCAATATGTTTGTGATGAGATTTGATTTCAGCCTCTTTACGAGATTGTCCAGCTGGTGTCTTTAGTTTAGCAGCTGATTTCTTGATTTTATCTGCAATCATGCTCTTCAAACCATCAGGATTTGGTGTTTCACCATTTCTAACAGTGTGGTTTATGTATTGTTCTAAATAACCACCCTCACCAGCATGTGGTTGAGTGTTCTTGTACATTGTGTTTCTATTCTTGTTATGAATTTCTCTCGCAATGTCCATGTGATTCGTAAATTCTTCTTGGTCCTTGTCGGAGTAGTGAATTTGTTTGGTGTCGTGATTCGCAGACTTGTGCCAAACATCAGGATGTTGTTTGAAGTTGTGTAAGTCTGGATGTGGGTCAGATTTCATGGAATTTATGTCTTTTCCATGGTATTGTGTGTGAACAATAACACCCATCTTAGAGTTTTTGATCTTTTCGGCTTCAGGACCAGAAGCTGTATAACGGATTGTGTTAGGTGTGAATGACACCTTACCGTTTTTACCGTGTTGAAGATCATCGTGAGTATACATCAAATCACCCTGGTATACACCAGATGAAGGCGCAACTTTCTTCAAGTGATTGAGTGATGCATGAAGTTTATCCATCAAACCAGGTGCGTGACCGTGGTTTCTCATAATATCTTCATGTGTGTAGTTGATTTTTGGATTCTTGTTGAAAGCTGACTTTGATGCAACGAAAAATTTACCGTTTTCTGGATTGTGGCCAAATACGGCAGAAGGTGAACCGTCATATTTCATTGTCAGTGCAGAACTGTTACCACCAGATTTCATGTGGTTGTGTGCTGCCATCAAAGAATCGTGTGCAAGTTTGAATCCAGCTGCACCATTCTGCAAAGGACGATCCTCAGCATGGGTAATATGCTTGAGTTTCGCCCCTTCTTCGGTCTCTTCCGTCAGGAAATTAGAAAATGAAAACATGAATGCCTTTAGAATTGCAACACACTTTGGTTGCCATAGACTTATTTAGTATTTTTTTAGTGTTTCTTCCAGATCGTCCGCATGTACCATTCTGCACTTCCTGTCAGCATATTGGTTTCTGAGGAACGTATCCTGTACCGATCTACCACCAAATCCCTCACCTGCACCCCAAGAAATGTTATCTCCATCTCTAAAAGCTGGGTGCCAGTCGTCTACTTTCCAGACCATGAGAGTTTCCTTCTTCAACAAGTCTGCAACAACCGCAATACCTGTCTGGTTGGAAATGAACGGTTTGTTAGATTCCTTGATGAGGAAACAGTTGACCAGTAAGGGATAACTATAATTCATAAAAACGAATCTAGGGTCACTTCCGAGATACTGCAAGACATTGGTTGCACGGCGACCATCAATCAGTGGACCGTTCCAACGATCTCCAACCAAGAATTTGTCTTTATCGAACTGAAGGTCAAATTTCGGATACTTCAACTCATAGTCATCATCAACCTGAAACTCAATTCCAGTGATTCGTTGAATAGTGTTGTGCCAACGTCTAGTTTCACCTGGACGATTTGGGTTATCACTCGATTCGTCAGCAGGATCATCAATCTTTAGTTGAGTGTATTGTGAACGGTCAAATTCATAAGAATCATCGATTGTAGTATTGAAGATACCTTGATACTGCAACGCATCCAAAAAACCATTGAATCGTTTGGTTGTATCTCTCACCACCAAATCAATCTTACCGACCTTTTGATATAAACCACTAAACACAGGTAGAATGTTCATAAAATCACCGAGTGAATCGGTGTAGTTCATATAGAATTTCACAGGAAGTCTCCTAAGTTATCACTGTCACGTTTGATGTTGATTGCAATTGCTCTTGGATGTGGATTCGAATTGTTGTAATCGTTGATTAGAATACGACTTGCGTTTTGCAAACCATCCAAGTAACTGAAACTCTTGAAACCAAGGTCATACAACATTTCTCTTGTTTGTGGACGATAAACAGATTCCCTTGCAGTCACAAAGATGATCTGAGCACCTTTCTCTTGCATCTTCAACATTCGTTTCACATTGTTTTCTAGAGGTTCGTATGGTTTCTTGTCAATCAAATCCAATCTCGATTGAGCTTTGACGAGTGTACCATCAATGTCACAGAAGATAACTGGACGATCATTGTATTCAAACCAATCATCGGATGTACCAACATCAATGTAGTTTTGTACCTTCTGGTTTACAAAGATTTCACCGAAAGACAACATGTGTGCAATTACATCCGAAACAAACACTTCACGGTCGGTGTTTAGTATTTGGAATGAAGCCATGAATTGTATTGTTGAAGCAAATTTATAACCACCGACACAGAATGTATCAGACACCACTCGTTTCTCCACAATATGGTTGATTATATCATGTTCATTAGCAACTGTAAAGCTTTTTGATGCCAGTTTCTTCAGGACTTCATGTTCCGAGATACTAGAAACACAAACATAGTTGCCAGGAATAATCTCATGGTCAAAGAAACTATCACAATCCTTGATTAGAAATGCTGAATCAGGAATTGCCATTTGTTTGAGGATTTGATATACGGTATCTGCTGGTCCTCTTGTTGGTTTGTCAATGATAACAACCTTGACCAAATCTTCAAATTCATGTTTGATGAACTCTGAAGCTTGATACTTTTCCTCGTGTTCTTTGAGAATACCAATAGTAATGTTGTGTTTACCCAAGAATGGATAGATTGCATTACGCAACATTAGATCACCTTTGTAATCATACAGAAGGTACTTTGGTTTCATTCCAGCAAATCTTGTGGATAGACCTGCTGCAGGTACAATTATTTCCATAATCTTTCAATCTCTTTCATCAAAAAAATGTAGTTGTCATCACCAGGTTCACAATGTTTCAATACTCTTAACAACATCAATATCGTTAGATAGTCATTCAAAATCTCTGGCCAACCACCTGCAATATAATCCTCTATGTTCTGTAACTCTGTATCTAGTCTTGCATCACTATTGCGAAGAAACCATTTACAGTCTAGGTCTTGTCTAAGTTTAGCTACATCGAACACATAAGAGTCATACTCTATCGTCACAGGATCAATTAGTTTGAACCCTTCATTTGTATATAGAATGTTTTCTAATGTCAGGTCACCATGATACACCGTTTGCGGTAGGACTTTAGGTAACTTCTCAATCAGTTGTTCTTTGGTGAATAGAAAGTCATCTGGTAACCAGTTCAACTTTTCGTGATAAGTTTCTGTGTAGTCTTTATCACCTATGACTGTCGATTCTAGTTTATCCAACAAGTTCATTATGAAGTCAATCAATGGCATCGATGGATTATGCAATAGAAATGTTTGCATGTCCAACCCATGAAGATATTCCATGTCGAGTACATCACCTTTGTAATCATAGATTTTAGGCACTGGATAATCTTGTTCATCCAACGCAATAAGGCGTTCAACGTTTCTTTCTACATTGAACACCTTACGAATGTATCTACGATGGCGTTTGGTGTCTTCCATGAGAAACACCTGGCTACCCGAATGACCACTAAGAGTTTTGATCAGCTTGTCCATTTGTCGTAATCATCACGAATCAAAGAGTGCCACGAACCATTATGTGGACCTGGCGGAAACGGGTTATTCATTCCACAATATTGTAGTTTGTCACCAACCAAACCATGTTTCTTCAAGTTGGCGCTCATCATATCTTCACCAATGAATTGAACACCGGAATCATAATATTCATCAATGTGTTCAAACGTTGACATGTACTTGTTCATGGTTTCTTTTGAACCAAAGGCAAACTGGTCATTACCAAAGTCTTTTGTTGGTACCATTCGACAATTAGGAATGTATAGATTGTCATTAGGTAAATCATTGAATGGAATAAAAACATTGAGTGCAAAGTCTGAACGAGTCTTGATGACCCAATCATACTCACCATAAATCAGTTTACGCACCTCATTCATTGAGTATAGAGCTGAGTAAGTGAATCGTGGTGGCCACTTTTGTGCGTTTGGAGTGTTGGTGTAGAGTGCATCGTAGTTACCCATCAACTTATCTTCAAAAAGATAGTCTTTGGGTTTATACAATTCTACGTATTTGTCCGAACCTTCAAATTTCCATGAATGAATGTATACATCCACATCATAGTGATCTAACAGGTTCTTCTTGTAATACTCATAACCTTTTTCAAATGACCTTGCTTGGCCACAAAAACATAATGCTATTTTCATCTTTTTATGTGAACTGGAATGTTTTCAATTGCAAAACTACTGCCTGTCATTAGAATGTTTCTAGCTAACAACGAATGTGGACAGTAACGATTCTTTACATTATCTTCGATCTGTTGCGGTGTCTTCTTTTTGGTGTCTCTCAACCAGTCCATGAAGATAGGTTCAAACGGAGTTGAATGTAGTCTCTCATAGTTATCATACAAGAAATAACTGTCCGCCATGGACATTGGCATCACTGCAAAGATATCCGAAATCATTTCATACGATTCTTGCACTGGTGTGTGAATAGTATCTGGTACCTTCAATATCTTGAACTCACCAACGATTAGATCGTACCGACAATAAATAACCGTGTCATACTTGTGTTTAGGAACTAGAGAATATGCATAATTTCGAGCATAATGCATGGAAGCATTTCCAGCAACCTTATCCTGATTTGGTCCTTTTGGATTCTTATGTCGAATTCTTTCTTCTATCGATTCAAATTTACCAGGAAACAATGAAGAATTTACCGCAGAAAACGTTTTCGGGTTCAATCTGTCGATGACATTCTGACATTCGGTGTCGTCATTAGACCAAAGCTGACAATAAACATCAGATTCTTCACGCTCGATCATCTGTCGAATACTCATATAGGTCTGGTCAAAAGTCCTATAATGACCAGACATTACAACACAGGTTTTCATACTTTGTAAACGAAAAATTGTGATTCATCATCTTGTCCAAATTTCTCTTGAACAAACTTCTTCCATTCTGGAACACGATCATACTGGTGTACGATTGGGAATACATCACCCGTAGAAGTATACACAATACCATCTTTGAATACTGGTTCACCACACAATAGATTTGGTCTGAAACCTGCAATCTTGGATGGATCAGCAACTGTACCTGCTTCACAAGCCCAATTATCTGTACGAGCACAAACATCTTTGAATGGTTGAGTACCAATCAGGACATTGAATACCGCTTGGTCACAAATAGGAATTGGTCGGTTGATTGCATTGGTGAAGATGTTGAAAACCATATCTTTCACATACTCGGACTTACCACCGAACGTTCCAACGTTGTAGATTGTGTTATCTTTGAACAAATCATACACATAAGGTCCGTAAGCTTGCATCAAGTTCTCATCACCCCACGATTCATCTTTGTATTTCAAACCTTCTGAAGCAATAAGCAAAGGATGTCCATAGGTATCAATCAATTTGAAAGGATCAGCTTGGAAGTATACATCTTTCACATCAGTAGTGATAACATAATCGAACTTTTTCCAATTGTGATGTAAGTAATGATGAATGGACAAGAAACGTAGAACGTGAATTGGTATACCTTCAACCGATGGCATTTGAACCAATTCAAAACCTTGGTCACTCAACCATTGTAGTGTTTCTTGTGATGCATTACCCACACACATGACTTTATGTGCATCAGGCATTGTCTCGTTGATAGACAACACCCAAGGTTTGAGTTGATTGATGCCGTAATTGGTGCAACCACCAATGATTAGATTTTTTGCCATGGGAACTCTCCATTATAACGTTGTTTCATAATACTATTACCGTAGTCAAAGAATTCTTTTTTCACTGAACCCTCATTACCACCGACTCTGTAATTCACAGTGTACTTTCCTGTTGTGTCGAACTTTGGAAAGTGTTTGGACAAAGCATTGAACCAAACACGATCTTGACCCCAACCACCGTGCCAAGCTTGTGCCAATTTTATCGCAATTTCTGTTTTAAGGCAATGACAATT